TTCCATAAATAGTAATGGTATATTTTTTTCAATCTTCCATCATAAATGGATTCACTATAACATAATAAGGCCAGTTTATGATTTTAACATTCGGATTCTGAATTTCCTTTTTATTAAAATCGTGATGATTTTTAATTATCGTATCCAACCGTTTTCCAACGTATTCCAAAGGCATACGATTAAATATAAAGTCAAATAGTCCTAATGATAATGCCTTTATGAATGAAATAATAAGTGGTTGTTTTAGAAATATAACAATGTCCGAATTACTTAGGGTTTCGTCGTTGACATCAATATATTTAGATGTAGAAATATAGTTTTGAGTCGGATTGTTATCAATATCACAAACAATATATTTATTACGTGGATAATAATTCTTGATTTGAATAGCCAATTGTTTCTTTCCAGTATAACCAGAAATATCACAAATAGTAATAAGTTTCAATTCTGGCGTAATTTTAATGTAAATGCGAAGATATTTATTAATAAGGTTTATAATATACATACTCAATATTGTAGAGAATACGAAGACTTGAAAATACGTATCGAATCTGAAGGCGTACATGATTGCGATTGATTTGTAGGGATAAATAATAGTTATAATAAAAAATAATTTCAATTTTTATATAATATTTCTCTATAATATTTCTCTATAATATTTCTCTGTAATATTTCCGATTCATTTACCTTTTAGTTTGAGTTTGAGTTTGATTTTGATTTTCTCTTTTCTTTGTGGTATTTTGAATTCAATCGATTTATCTATAATTCCTTTCGATTTTTCATAGCATTTATAGTAACTTTGAAATAATAGTGGGTCAATAATTTCTTTAATGAATTTATGGACTTTTAAATATAACAATATTCGTTTATAATTAGGACATTTATAGGATAATGATTTTTCCAATAAAGATTTATTTAGAGAAGATGTACTTTGAATAAATTCAATAATAGTTTTTGCTTCTTTAATAGTATCTATATATGTAATACCCTTAAACTGAGTGGCGTTACGACAGTTCCGACATTTATCATTACAAAAGGCAATTGGATTTATTTTCTTAGAGAAGACTTCACCTAAATATGAACAAATTAAATAGTGGAAACATTCAACATTATTTTTAAGTAAATTATCTATATCGTAAACGTTAGTCATTTTACTTTTTTTTAGATTCCTATATATTACTAAATCTTGTATGTTATAAAACAATATACAATCGGACATGTTTCCATCCCGTCCTGCTCGCCCTATTTCTTGATAATATCCTTCAATCGAAGTAGGCATGTTATAGTGAAATACAAATCGAACATCGGGTTTATCAATTCCCATCCCGAAGGCAATTGTAGCAACAATTACTTGTTTTGTATTATTGAGCCATTCGGTTTGTATTCGTTCACGATGTTTCTTAGATAATCCAGCATGATAAAACTCACTTAATATATTTGCTTCTATTATTTTTTCATTTACCTTTTCACAGGTTTTCCGACTATAACAATAAATTATACCAGTTTTATTGGTGTAGGTTTTATTAATGAGTTCGATTATTTCTTCAATGGTACCTTTTTCTGTATGTTTCGCTTTTATAACGATATTCAAATTATTTCTGTAGAAACTATTTTTAAAAAGTATAGGTTTATTCATATTAAGTATTGAACTAACGTTCATAGATACTTTTTGTGTAGCCGTTGCCGTAAGAGCCATAATGGGAACGGTTGGAAAGTCCGTCCGTAAGGTGTTTAATTTTAAGTATTTTGGACGAAAATCGTGCCCCCAGGTTGAAACGCAGTGGGCTTCATCCACAATAAATCTATTAAGAAGACCTTTTTCATTAATCAGTTTTAATTCTGTATGAAAATTATAGTTAGTTAATAGTGTTTCTGGTGTAGTATAAATTAGTTTATAGTTAAGAAGATTTTTAATAATATATTCTTTCATTTCAGTTTTCGTATCACCTGACAGCAAACACGCTTCGATATGTTTGGATTTTAATGCTTCTACTTGGTCATATATCAATGACTTTAATGGACAAATTACTATAGTAATACCTTCATAATATAGAGCAGGTAATTGAAAGCATAGTGATTTACCACTACTGGTTGGTGATAGTATGAATAAATCGTTTTTAGGGTTTTCTAATATACTATCAATAACTTTTTTTTGAAAAGGACGTAAACTCGGTAATTTGAATTTTGTATTTAGTATTTGTTCCATTGTGTACAAATTATTATTATTACCCATAATGAAATAAGAGGTCCATACTCAATTTTATTTTATTATCATATTCAACAATTGAGAAGGATAATAAAATAAATATTAGTTTAAAATTATTCTATTTAAAATTAAAATTAAACCATTAAATTATGGAATTACTAAAATATGATATTTTTAATGATGAAACAATAGACTTTTCTAAGGATAATGTTTATACCGATAAATTAAAAATACATGTTAATTTATTCAATAATAACTACAAGAATATTAATATCACACATAAAAAATCAATAGAAGATTTTTTTATGAATAAAAAAACCAATTATACCAGAGTATATTATGGTGAAAAATATGATATCAATGAAACTAATGATAGTTTAAAAAAAATGCTATATTGTTTCCGATTAAATAAAGATATAAATAAAAGTATAGTAATTTGTATTTTTAGATTAAAAAACGGATTATATGCTATTATTACGTATAATGTTAATCTAATACCAAGCCCTATCAATACCTATATATGTTATACTAAATATTATATGGAAGTATTGATGTATATATTTAAACTGGAAAGTGAATTAAAAATGAATACAAAACATTCGCAAGTTATTAAATATCCGAAATGCTTTTTTAAAAATTTCAATTATATTTACAATTATTTTAATTTGCGTAAGCCAGCTGACCTAATCCACTCATAATTCGGAGAATGTTATAACTAACGGCATAGGTTTTCATTTCGGATGTTCTACTTGAAGTATTTAATGTGCTATCTAGAGTCACTTCAATAGACGAATTGTCTATTCTAGAGAAATTACAAGAACCAGATGGTTGATGGTCTTCAGGTTCAAATGCGAAACTATATACATTAATACCCGGGGCTGGACAAGATGTGTGGTGATTATAAGGTTGAATAACATTGAAATAGAATCCATCGCGTTCACTAATACGGTCTGTGCCATTCAATACAATTTTAGCCAATGAAACTGGGTTTTTTCCTTGATCAAGTAATCGGGTATTATTACCACTGGCACCCCAATTACCATAATAAGGGGCGGGTATATTTAAACCCGTTGCTATATTATTTGTATAAGAATTATGTTGTAATGTAGAGGTTGGTCCAATAAATCTATCGAGAGATTTAGATGTATAAGGGTCAGTCGAACCATCTGACGTTGCTGTATCAACATGATATGTTTTTATTCTGTCGTATCCTAGAATTTTCTTATTTGTGTTACTAATAGAAGATTTTACGATGGAAATATTAGCGGAATTTTGAGAACCGGAATACCATTTCGATGAGGCAGCATTTCCCAATTCACTTAAATCCGGTTCGTATTCATTTTCTATATAGGGTAATGAAATACCCGATAATCCATTCCATAGATTCTGTGGTCGTCTTCCACCTGCCATTCCGGTACCTGTATAGGGTTCCGGCGTTCCTGTAAACCCTGTATAGTCAAATTCGGTGGTATAATTATAATATTGACTACCTGCTCTGGATTGTGTATAATCTTGAGAAATGAAGTTCTTTTGTCTAATAACCCATACGAGTTCTTTAACCGGGTGTGTAAAATTCATAGTATAATTGATTTTGGAAGCACCACTGGAAGATGTAACGGAACCTATCTGAACTTTTTCAATGAGATATTCGTGAGCACTTTGAGCAAACCGTTTTCTTTCATCTGTATCTAAATAGATATAATCAGCATATAGTATGGTTTCTGTAAATTGTGGAATTGAACCAGCACTAAATATACTGGTTCCTATTTGTTGTCTATAATTATTAGATGATTCGTGTGAAGCCCAAATAACATTGTTAAGGTCTTCGAAATCAATTTCTACGGTCATATCGGCGTGATTTAACGCAATAAGTGGTAAAGCCAACCCAGGTGTTTTGGTGAACCAAAATTCTAATGGTATATATAATTTGAAATTATGCGCATCCGATGTTCCGTCGAAAATGTTGTAATCACTAGAGGCTACTTTGTTTGTAGTATGAATATGGGTAAGATTCGGTGTATTTCCAATCATTTCAGCATAAGCTTCTGCTTTTTCACCCTTTTGTTTTAATTCATTCAGTAAATGATACCATTCACCATCATGTTTATCTATTTCTGAACCACTGATATTAAATGCTACTTTTTTTAATAATATATGTCCCAACCAATTCAACCAACGGAAAGCCTTAAAATCTCCAGAAGCACAATTCATTTTTCCTGAATCAATGGTTATTTCTAAATATAATTTATGTAAAAGGTCAGGTCCTTTCAATATGTTACAAACACTGGAACTTCCAAAGTTAGGTGTGCCATTAAAAGTTAATTTACGAGATTCAATGGCAAAATTGGTATGCCGGCGATAAACGACTTTAAAAAAAGTAATTTGTGGATTCCCGGTTAGATATAAATCTTGGGCTCCATACGCTACAAGTTGTAATAAACCTCCTCCCATTTATATAAATTGAATATTTTATTTCTTTAAGTTATACACTTAAAGATAAAAAAAAAAGAAATAATATATTAATTGTTTTTAAAAAAAATATGTCGTCATTTAAAACTAAAACTAAAAAAAAAATTATTTATGATAAACGAATAACATTAGAAGCAAAACACAATGAAATTATTAATAATATCGCTGAAGAAAATGAGCAATATGAAAATAATTCAATTATGTTAAATAATTTGAATAAAAAACTAGAAGAACTAAATAAGGATAAAAAGAAAAATATAGCTGAGATTTTATATGTAAAAGATAATATTATCAAAATAAATGAAGTGCTTGAAAAAACTAAATCACAAGAAATAGATTATTTTTTAGATAATGGTAAACTACTTTTTGATTATTATGAAACCAAAGAAAACATAACAACTAAAACAAAAGTAATTAATAATATAAAAAATGAATCCATTTCAAAATCGGTGATGGACTATTTTGGTACTCAAAAACCGAATGAAGACATAATTAATAATACCAAGGACAATATAGTAAATGAATATTTTTTCAATACCGATACGAACTTTATTAAAACAATAAAAAATGTAAATGTCGATTATTGTGAAAAATGCCAACTAGAAAAAATATTATATTTGTCAGAAGGTAAAGTCATATGTAAAGGGTGTGGTGATGAAACATTAATACTTATAGATAGTGACAAACCGAGTTATAAAGACCCTCCAAGAGAAGTAACCTATTTTTCTTATCAGCGGATCAATCATTTTAATGAGTGTTTAGCACAGTTTCAAGCCAAAGAAACTACTGATATTCCTCAAGAAGTATATGATAAAATTATAGTAGAACTAAAGAAAGAAAGAATAAAAGATATGACAAAATTAAATTCTTTGAAAATTAGAGATGTGTTGAAAAAATTAAAAAAGAATAAATATTACGAACACATACCACATATTATAAATAAACTCAATGGAGTAGCACCACCAGTTATGACCAGAGAAACCGAAGAAATATTACGAAGAATGTTTAAGGAAATTCAAATACCCTTCCATAAATTTTGTCCAAAGGATAGGAGTAATTTTTTGTCATATGCTTATGTTTTAAGAAAATTTGTAGAATTATTAGAACTAGATGAATTTATAGAATGTTTTAGTTTATTAAAAGATAGAGAGAAACTATACGAACAAGATAAGATTTGGAAAGATATTTGTAAATTCCTAGATTGGGAGTTTATTCCAAGCGTTTAATTTCTATGGAAGGTGTTAGTGTTTCTAAAATAACATATGTAATCGATACAATCGACACTACCATTAGTATATCATTTATATTCAGTTTATTTGTATTCATTAAAGCCATCAATGTTATTGATAGTAAAATTAAAACCTTTACTAATCTTCTTATAAATTCACGGGGATTAATCATTATTAATATTATAAAATAAAATAAATATATGTTTTCGTGAAACATACTTAAAGATTTATAGAATTTTTCTATTACAACCATGACTGAACCAGTAGATGATTTTCTTGATAGCGACGCCTCTATATTAGGACAAAACTATGTATGTTTGTCTTTCGTGTCTCCTGAAAAATTTTTAAAACAAAAGGAAATGTACTTGTTTCACAAGTATATGCTTGATAAATTTAGAGATTATTCACAAGTAATTGATGTTTTATCAAAAAAACATCTTAAACTTGACACTGAAGATTTAGATAAAATGTCGGACGAAGAAATAAATAATGATATTAATAAGAAACTAGTAAAAGAACTTCGTGAAAAAGCTAAACTAGAATTCGAATATACCTATAACCAATTTAAAACAAACTATGGAGACTTTATGTATAGAAGTGGTGAAAGACATACCGAAGAATTCGATAAATCGAATGACTATAAAACATCTACGCGAGCATTAAAGGTCCGTGGTGTGTATGAATCATACAAAGAAGCCGAAGTTCGTGCTAAGGCATTACAGCGACGAGACCAAAATTTCCATGTGTTTGTAGGAACTGTAGGGGCTTGGTTGCCTTGGGACCCAGAAGCCGATAAAGTTCAAAATGAAGAATATTTGAATGAAGAACTCAATACTCTCATTAAAGAATACAAAAAGAACCAAGTTCACAAGGATATGCTTTATGAACAAGAAAAAGAAGACCGTCGTAAAGACCAAATGAAAAAGAAAATCGCAGAGGATGAATTAGAGAAACAAGAAAAAGATAACGCTAAACATATGGCTACGATTGAAGATAATTTGGAAACGGATGATCCTTGGGTTCAACGGGCTAATGCTGTCGCTACAGGCGAAGAAACCACTGGCAATTAATTTATATTTTTATTTTAATGAGAAGTTTAGCATTATTTTTACTATTATTTATTATATTTTACGGAACTTATTTTATTATGGTAAATAAGTTAAATATAACACAAAATGAAACTATAATAAAATATAAAGAAGTCCCTAAGACTTTAATTGCCCACCAATATGAATTTGACACCTTAAATTATTTTAATGAAATAACTGAAAAAGATAATTTATGGAAAGAACCGCTAATAAATTAAAATACTTTTTTGTTTTAACTATTATATATGAAATCAATATCATTGATATTTTTTACAGTTTCGATTGTATTCTTAATAGTAGGATATATGGAATTAAAAATAAGTGAAAAACAAAAACAAAAAACTGTCGAATATCGGTTCATTCCACGTAGTTTAATAGAAGACCAAGTATATCCTGTGAATTTAGAAACTAGTTTCACCGATATGTTTAAGAAACAAAACCCATATTTATATCAAGATACAGGATTGGAGAATTCTAATCTTTTATAAATGGAAATACACTAAGCTTTTAGAATCTTTTAGAATCTTTTTTTTACATTAATAGTTGGTCCACGTTTCCGGTGAGACGTTGGATCAAACGAATCGTCTTCTTCGGAATCCGAATCTTTCTTATTTTGTGCTTGATAATCCCAGAATTGTTTGGCACCTATTTTAAAATCATCATGAGATCCCGCCTTATACCAAAATACTTGGTCTTCCAATTTATTACTTTTTGCGTTGTTATGAATTACTAGACAATTATAATCTTCGGTACATTGGTCCATCACTTGACAAAATATTTCAAAACTTGGAAACATTCCAGCATAATTCTCGTATAGTCTTTTGCGATTAGAAACATAATTTTCTCTTAATATAAATACATAATCTATATTTGTTCTTAAGTTTGGTGGAATACCTAATGCATATTGCATGGTAATAATAAACAATGTTTTGTAATGTCTGCCATTCATAAAAAATGAACGGATATTCTTATCCTTTACCCAAGTATTATCATATAAACAATCATCTAATATTAAAAATGCCGAAGGGTTAATATTAGATTTTTTATACACTTCTATTTCTTTCATCATTTTCTTTACTATTTTCTTTTGTCGTTTCATAACATTATCCACAATTTGTGACGTGTATTCTTCGTGTATAAATATTTCGGGTATCATATTACCATAAAATTTATTGGCACCTTCTGTTCCAGATATAACAGTTCCTAAGGGTAAATTGCGATGATAGTATAATAGGTCTTTTACTAAAAAACTTTTACCGGTTTCTCTTTTACCAATAAAAACACATACTTTATCTGACTTGACATTTCTTATGTCAAATTTTTTAAGATTTAAATTCATATATTAAGCGTATAATATAATTTTATTTTATTGACGCGAATATAACCTAAAGGTTATATAAAAAAATATCTAATATGGATAACGTTAATTTTTTAAAAATTAAGACTGACCAAAATAAGTTATATTTTCAAGACTTGGAGAAAGTATTGGCATTAACGGAAATACAATATTTTAATCCTATATATGAAAATTTTGATAAATATATTCATGAACCGAATATTACAATAAAAAGTAAATATATTGTCGACAAAATAAAAACATCGTCAAATAACTTAGAAAACGACGATAATAATTCCTATATTAAGACTTTTATTGATGCCAGTGTTAAAAATGTTCATACAAATATTACAACCGACATAGAATTGTTTGTGAAATATATTCCTATAATAGACCCCATAGAGGAAATTATTAAGGATACTAAAAATGCCAATATAATGTTGCCCAATAATTATAATTATAATATAAGTGAAAAAGTAAATAATTTTCAAAATAGTTCATATTTAGATTTCTTTTTTACCTTTTTAGGAAGTAAATTATCGGAAAGTGGTAAATGTCCGTGTTTTCCTATATTTTATGGAACACTAAATGGAATGAAACAAAATTATATGTATGATTTAAGTGATGATTATAGTCAAGTGAAATATCATAATAATTTTCAACGTAATCTTAATAAAAATTATGAATTGGTTATTAAACAAATTACTGATAACGACAGCGACAGCGATAGCGATAACGATAGCGATAACGACAGTGATAGCGATATCGACATACATTTAGAAATTCTGAATAATGTAGAATTTCAAAATATCAAAGATATTATTGATGAGGAATTTAAACATACATTAAACAATAATGAAAAAAAAAACTTATCATTAAAAAGTAATTTAGAAGAAATTATTACTATTAATGATGATAACTATGAATTTGAAAATATATTTAATGAATGTGATAATAATGTTAAATATATACAATTCAAAGAGTTTCCTGTACAATGTGTTTTTATGGAAAAACTATCATATACTCTCGAAGATTTAATTCGAAAAGAAAATTACGATATCAGTGACATAGAATGGAAAAGTATATTTTTCCAAATATGTTTTGGGTTAGCCGTCGCACAGAAAAAATTTAATCTGGTTCATAACGACCTTCATTGCGAAAATATTATGTTTCAAGATACACATGAAGAATATATTTACTACGAATATGAAAATAATTGCTATAGGATTCCTACATTTGGCAAAATAACTAAAATAATTGATTTTGGAAGAGCCACATTTACTCATAATAATATTATCTATTTCAGTGATGCGTTTGATGAAAACGGAGATGCTGGTGGTCAATATGATTATCCACATAATAATTCCTTTAAGGGATGTAAATTAAAACCCAATCCAAGTTTTGATTTGGCTAGATTAAGTTCGACGATTATAGAGTATTTTGATAAGGACACGGACTTATATAAATTGCTTAAGACCTGGATAACAGATAAATATAATTATTTCCTTTATAATGACCCAGATGATTTTGATTTATATAAAAATATAGCTAAGAATGTCACGAATGCTATTCCAATGAAACAATTAAAAAAAAGTATATTTAAAAAATTTACAATAAAAAAAGACCTAATTCCCAAAAATATATTTGTGTATACGTATTAATTTTCCATTTGTTTCATGATTGATTTCAATTTATTTAATTCTTTAAGGTCGTGGTTATACTTTATAGGATTTGGGCATATAACGGAACAGATTTCTTTACATTCGGTATCTGAATTATTTGATTTTTTACATTTTGCACGACAATCATCTTCGTACAAGGTACCAATATCAGGTTCATTTTCCTTTTCCGTTTCCTTAGGTTCGTCATCATCTGGTTCATCATCTGGTTCCTTTTCCGTTTCCGTTTCCTTTTCCTTAGGTTCGTCATCATCTGGTTCCTTTTCCGTTTCCGTTTCCTTTTCCTTAGGTTCGTCATCAGAGTCGTCATCAGAATCATCGTCAGAGGGATCTTCATCTGTATCCTTAGGTTCAACGTCTATATTATCAGCAAAACCTTCTTTTAATTCACAGTTATTAGTTTTGATAATAAACAGTAAAAAGGTTAATAAAATAGCAACTTTAAGATATTTACGTCCAGTAATTATAATAGCACAAATCAATAGAAAATCTAATACACTATTATTAATCCTTAACTTTTTTTGTAATAAAATTAGTATCAATACAATAAATATTAAAACAGCTATAGTGTTTATTTCTTTTCGATTCATTAATAATATATTATAAAAAAAATTAAAAATCAGGATTTCCAATATTAACTTCTGGTTGTGAAACACTACCCGACCCACCCTTCATAATTAATGGTTTAATGTAATCGATAGACACTAATATCATAAACACAAGTATAAGATGTTTCAAATATACTTTCCAACTACACGGTTTTTCATCGGTTCTACATAACAAATATAGAACTAATGTAGATACCAACGATACAATACAATTTAAAACATACGGATTATTTAACATATTCATCATATTAATAATTGCTATAAAGAAAAAAAAAAATAAAATAAAACCAACCTATTCAAAAAATGAATAATTACGATTTCCCTTTTTGGGTTCGATATCGACCAACGAATCAAAGTTTAATTCCTTTATATCTAATTTTTCTAAATCATTTGGTTCGGTATCGTCTAAATTAACAGTTATTTCTTTGACTTCCTGGTTAGATTCGCTTAATTCTGGAAAAGCCTCTTGTAGATTTACTTCTACTCTAGGTTTTGATTTTGTTTTTATTTTTATTACTTCTTCATCTATATTACTAGTTGTTTTTATGGAAAAACTATCATCAGCAGGTAATTGTGGTTCTAAATTAAGTTCAAAGTCTTGATTATTTATTTCAACTGGTTCAAGTTCTAAATCAGTTTTTTCTAAAGACGTATTAGCAAATTCAACTGGAACATCGACTGGGGTTTCGTCAAGGTTTACGACTGGGGTTTCGACTGGGACTGGGACAGCATCAAGAGTTTCGACTGGGGTTTCGACTGGAACAGCGACCGGAACATCGACTGGAACAGCGACCGGAACAGCGACATGAACATCGACTGGGGTTTCGTCAAGAGTTTCGACTGGGGTTTCGTCAAGAGTTTCGACTGGGGTTTCGTCAAGAGTTTCGACTGGAACAGAGTCAAGAGTTTCGACTGGAACAGCGGCAAGAGTTTCGACTGGAACAGCGGCTGGAACATCGGCTGGAACATCATCAAGAGTTTCGACTGGAACAGCGACCGGAACATCGACTGGAACCTCGGAAAGTGTTTCACAAGTTAATTCTTTTACCGATTCTATTACGGTGTCATCAAAAGATACATTCTTTGTAGAGTCTAAAAGTACCATCAATTTATTTAATTTTTCATTAGAACAATTTTCAAGTTCTTTTAATACCATCGTTTTGACAGAATTATCGGCTGAAGGTTCTGGTTCGGGTTCTGGTTCATCATTTTGTAGGTATTTCCTAAGAATATTTTTAACGGGTAATTCACGGCGAATAGTTTCGTTAATGGATGTTTCGATAAGTAATTCAGATTCTCTACGATTTTTTTGATAATCGAATTTATTGACATTTTCATCGAATAAATAAGAATTCTTCCAAAAGTATCTAGCAACATCAACAAAACATTTATGTATAAAATGATTGGTTTTGGGTATATTTAGGTCAATTTTTCCTTTGGTTTTACTAAAATTAATGGATGTTAAAATTCTAGTATGACTAACAAATACGGCTGTAATTAATTCATCAATCCAATCACATCTAGAGTGTTTTATTATTGTTTCACAATGAGCATTGATTACTTCATTATTCCAAGAAGGAATATCTTTCATTTTTTGTTGAAATTCAACAAATACTTTCTTTGGAATCTTATTAACTTTACATTCTTCTTTACATGTTTCGAATATTTCCAAAAATATAAAATAAATATTAGACTTGAGAATATTTACTAATTGTTTGGTATATTCTGTTTTTGCATCAACTAATACTGCCAAATTACCATCTTCCATATTTTAAAAATTTTGTAGAAAATTAATATAGTATTTCAACGCGTTTAATTGTTAGTTGAAAAATAAAAAAATAAAAAAATAAAAAAATAATCAATTTAAGCCAATTTCGCGATTTCTTCTTCAATTATTCTATCTATTTCATCTTGATGTTCTTGTTCTGCTTTTAAGTGTTGATTTTCGGTTTCTATATTTTTATCACCATCAAGAATAATTTCCGGTCCAACATCCGTGATAGACTGAGCATATGGATTTTCTCTTAATACTTCTAATACTTCTGGATGAATACGTTGGGTTTCCATATCATTATTTAATTGGTCTTTCCGATGTGACAATCTGACACCCGTTTCAGTAGAGGTTTTAATATGGTCTGGACCTTTATTAATCTTAGGATATGATACGCCCGACATTTGTTTTTTATGTAAAATATTGATTTTATCTTTACCATTTGATACCTTAGCTCCTTGGTCGCTAGGTTTGCGTCCCTTAGCAATTTGTTCTTTATTTATATTCAAGCGAGCATTATACGACGAATCATATGAAGACGATTTTTTATTATAAGAATTACCAGAACCGGTATATTCATTATTTGATAAAAATTGTTTGGAAGTATTGGGTGCTTCAGCTGGGTCAACCATATATCCACCTTTGGTTCTTCCACCATGTAAGAAACCAGACCGACTATCTTCCACTGTAGTTTCCTTAGTAGTTTTCTTGGGTGGATTCTTGCGATTGAATGTTTGTAATTTCTTAGGACCCCTAGGTGATATGTTGGCGGTGTAGTCAATATCTTTTAATGTTTCACGGATAGTAGTTTTAGCCCCGGTATCATATTTAGTTATTTTAGGTTTAATGTCTTGATTTTGGACCTGTCCGGTATGTTTGTTATCAATTGTGGTTTCCTTAATTGTAGTTCTAGCAATATCATTCGGGTCGTACGTTTGGAGTTTTCTGGGACCGCTCATATTACCATTATGTTTGTTATCTATAGTGGTTTCTTTAATTGTGGTTTTTGCTATATCATTAGGATCAAATACCGTCATTTTCTTAGGCATTGAAGCATTCATATTTCCTTCAGGGCGATTATTACCAACAAAATTTTCTTTCTTGGTTGTTCTAACTAAATCCTGTAAAGGAGATATAATGTTTTTTACTACTTTAGTCAAGTTAAGACGTGTCGTTCTTTTCTGTGTAATATCCCTTTCATTGGGATAGGCTTTGTATCCAGCTTTACCATAATTTAGTTCTTTTCCGGTATTATCACACCATTGACCGGCGCTTGTAGCATTGGTAGGGTCTTTAGCCATATAAACATTTTTATATGAATCTTGAACTTTTTGGTTAAGTTTTTGTTTATTTGTAGAAATCTTGGCACCTCCAACAAAGTGTCTGGAGGTTTGTCTGTTAGTATTCTTCATACAATATGCTTCATCGGCTTTATGTTTCAATATAGCACCCGTAGTTTTGATGTATCTATCCGGACCCATTTTATGGAATTTCTCGGGGTTGTTTTTGATAACATTGCCAACTTTACCACGTTCGTCATTGTTGCGTTTGCCAGAAATGACACGACCTTTATATTGTAATTTTTGATTATTCTTAGACCTTTCTTGGTCTATATTCTTGGGTTTCATTAATTCTTGGTTTTCAAATTGTTGATAGCCACCTACACCAGTTTCTCCATAATTTTGACCTAATCCAGGTGCTACACGGACTTGTTCGAATGGCAATTCGGTATTTTGTTTATTAGTCTGCCAATAACGGTCCTTTACTTGTTCATCCATGTTTGGAGAACCATTTACATAACTTAGATTGCTT